CAAAGACTTAATGTACGGTTGTCCGGCAGGCTGAAGTAGAGTGCCGGGAGTTCATCAGCTCAGAATGATGCGTTGTCGAGTAGCCATAGGCCGCTCCCCTCGAAGTCCTCAACTGAGGCAAAGACTATGGAGTCTGCGGCACAAGGCGCTAACAATAAGGCGTGCCGTTGACGGAGTAGTTCCTAGAGCCCTCTGGGTGCTGACCTCACTGGATGCTCTGTTGCACAGGTGACTGGATGCGCAGAGGGCTCTAGAAACTACTCAGAAGGTTGTGGAATGGTACGTTCAAAGGAAGTAACCGCTTGGCCTGAAGGCGCTGATCCACTAACCCCAACAGAGCGTGCTCTGAAGCGGGAACAAGGGAAGGCAATCATTGCTAGCATGAAGGCGCAAGCTGGACGGCACAAGGATATTGCAAGGCGTGAACGTAAGGTGCAGAAACTGAACGAGATGGGACCAGATGCGACGTACGAGAAGAAGCGTATGCGTGTCGATAACTACGGCGGGCAGAAGCCTACCGCTGGCTTGTCCTTCAGCCCGAAGGGGCATAACGCTGCGAGGTGAGTGATGGTCCGTGCACTGTGCTACTCAGGCAAGGCGTTCGATACATGCTGGGCTAAACCCGGCGAACGCACACCACACTACGGCATGGCCGATGGGCTGTACGTATCAGTGAGGTTTAACTGACATGACGTACGAACAGAAGGTCGAGCTGTACCGAGCTGGTAAGTATCTGTTTCCACCGCCGCCAGTGTGCCATGTAGGCTGGACGGAACGCAATTGGATAGACTACATCGACGCCCATGGTAAGTGGGTGCCCTAGTGCTCTTGAGAGCCCGCTCTACCGAGTGTGGCTCAATTGGAAACACTACCTAACACCACCGTAGAGGCTACATCATGACCGTTACCAAGAAGACTGAAATCACCACCGTACTGATGATCGGCAAAGAGGCCATCCTTGAAGCCGTAGGCGTCATTGCTGTCAAGGGCAAGGAGCTGGACCAACTGGTACAAGTGGCCGGTATGTCCGTCCTGAACCACATCGAGCTGCACGGTGACATCACGCTGTTCGAAGCGCTGTGGGCTGGCATGGCTAAGGGCTCCCGCAAGAAGGCGCTGGGTGACTGGGCTGTGAAGTACGGCAAGCTCGTCATGCACCTTGACGAGAAGGGCAAGATCATGGCCGACAAGCCGTTCCTGTACAACAAGCTGGGCAATACTAACCTGCTGGGTGCTGAGGCTGAGCCTTGGTACAACTGCGCACCTGAGAAGCTTGAGGACACCGAGCTGGACTTCACTAAGCTGCTGGGCATGCTCATTGCGAAGGCTGACAAGGCTGCGCAGAAGGGTATCGAGATCAAGGGCGCTGAGCTTCTGGCTACCGTCCGCAAGTCTGCCTCTGCGGTGCCAGCGTGACATGCAGTAAGCGGTGGAAGGCATACAGGGATGCTCGTATCAGCTACGGCTGGAGCTACCTGAGCTTCCGTGAATACCTGCGACTGGGTTGGCATCGTGTCAACCCTCGGACTGGGAGGTACAACGAATGAGCACACTAACCGGTGAGGCAATCCCTGCATTCAGGTTTGCCAGTATCAAGGCACAGCTAAAGCTGGAGCGGGCTGGGTTCAAGTCCAGCGGTGGCGCACTCCGCCCTAGACTGTACCAAGAGTTCGGGCTTAAGAAGAACGCACCGTATGAGGATTTCATCAAGTACTGCCAAGATCGTTTGGACGAGTACCATGCGGCGCACCCACTGTAACTAGTGCTCTTGAGGTAGCGTCCGTGTGGCGCTACCAATTGGAATCACTGGAGAGTCATCATGGGAACACGTAAAGAATTGAAGGTAGGCGATCTGGTCCGTGTACCGGGTAAGTCGGTAGCTTGGTGGCACGCCTTCAACCAAGGCGCTGTAGCTGAAGTGCTGGCTGTGCATGGCGACGATATCGTAGACGTCAAGGGCTTTAGCCCGAAGTGCGGGTTCGCCATAGCACAAGGCGTGCCGACTGCCTGCCTCAAGTTGGCTAAGCAGGCGATGCTAGAGCGTGAAGCCATAGCAATGGTGCGTGCCGGTAACTACCCGAAGCCGCGTAACAAGTCAGCGCTGGCTGAGCGCATGCGCCGGATCTACCAGTACAAGAACCGTCGTTAATCCAGAGGTGCGTATGCAAATTACAACCGATAATCTCCCGCAGTTCGCTTCTGCACTGGTGACTGCCTTTAAAGCAGCAGCCAAGGTGAGCCGCTTCCGTAACGCTGTCGAAGTGGTAGCTGTGCGTACCCATGCTGAGGCGTGCGGCTCGCTGGCTGACTTGAAGAAGGCGGTCTGGGCTGGTGTGTTGCCTATCAGTACCGCCGACTCGTGGTCCAGCGTGTACGGGCCGCAAGGTAACTTCGAGTTCCGTGTGTGGCATGACCTAGGGCACCTTGCCCACGGCCTTGACATGACGAACGAGGACGAGCAGAAGCTGCATGTCCTGCTGTGGGCTGAGCTGCTGCCACACATCCCAGAGGAACTGCGGTGGTGGTGTAACGTGCTGTACCAAGCTGACACCGCAGGCCAGAGCTGGCTGCACCACTACACCGGGAACTTCCCGGACAATCAAACTGAGTTCTGCCTAGCAGTGGCTCGTGACATTAACTCAGGCTGCATCTGCGTAAAGGATGCGGTGCTTCGGTACATTCAGGCTCATGATGATCTTGACACACAACGGCGGTCGAGCGGCAGTAGCAACTGAGTTCGACATGCACAGTACAACCCGCAGCCAGCGCGCTGCCATCACTGCTCAGGAGGAGAGGGCGAGGGCCTATACTCGCACTCTCCCAAAGCGTCGGAAACCTGAGCACGAACTACCGGGGCCAGTCTCATGGATCACGTTCTAACACCGGGCAAGGGTTTAGAAGGGCAGAACTGTAACGTCACTGCCTGCCAGAAACCCGATAGCGCCCATCACTATAACAAGGTGATGCACAAGTGGTACTGCCTTGAGTGTGCCGAGAAGATTCAGTACTGGGCGTTGATTGATCCGCCGTACAACCCGATATTCGACAACGTGCGGGGTGTGCGATGACAGATCTACAGAGCATCATGCTTGAGCACGCCGACACGGCCATCCCAAGCATCGACAAGCTGCACCCTTCACTGCGAGCCGCATACCCTGCTATCGCAGCAGCAGCGAGCTTAGCGGAGCTTCTGGGTAGTGCCGACCTCGTGGAAGGCCCGAACATCCGCTGGGTGCGTGAACTCGTGACCGACTACGGTGGCGGCGTATTCAGCTTCCCGTACTTGGCGCCGTGGTACTGCAACCGCCTCGTGCAAGAGCTGAGCAGCGCTGGGTACGACGTAAACCCTGAAGAGCCACCAGAGGCACGCATCCCAGAGATCGTGCTCAGGCTGCGCTCCAAGCCCCTGCACGACGCATTGCATGTGCTCTGGGAGCAGACGTGTATCCCGCTGGCTAAGCTGCTGTGGAACCTTGAGCCTGTACAGTGCGGGACGATTCAAGCTGCGCAGTACACACCAAGCGGCATCGCTGGGACTGCAATGCACCACGACCAAGACAGCGATGTCACTCTGGTTGTGAACCTCGGCACTGAGTTCGAAGGCGGTGGCACAGAGGTGGCTGCGGGCCTGCTGGACGGCGCACGGATCACTGTGCCACCTCTGCCTGTAGGTCATGCGATGTTCTTCCTTGGCCGCACGAGAATGCACCGTGGGCTCCCAGTGACTGAGGGTGTCCGCACTCTTCTAGTTCACTGGAGTTCACTCTGATGGGCACACCGACGTACAAGTACTGGCACACTTTCACCTGCGGCCACACCCAGCGCTCCAATGACTGGCGTACGTGGCAGTGGATGAAGGACCAGATCCTTTGCAAGTCATGCAACGAGGCACAGAACATGGCCAACGTACAACCAACTGCCGCACCACCTCTTGGCCTGCGCCCTGCTGCCATCTGGAACACCGAGGTACGTCGTCAGCGTGCAGTCGAGATCACCCAAGCCATGCAGCGCTATGCTGTAGAGGGCAAGGAGATCCCGGCCATCTGGTACGGCGAGCTGAAGCACCAGCTCAAGATGGTCAACGAATCCAAACCAATCGAACCAACTGCGGAGCAATAAGATGGCGCGTCATAACTTCCTGCTGCAACGGCACGTGCAAGGGCCAGATGGCCGGGATGCAAACTGCCCAGGTAAAGGCGCTGAGTGGCGCGATACTGGTACTGGCATGCATCGAGGACACCGCGACTCGTACGGCAACACCGGGTACGGTAAGCTGTCGGAAGCCCGTGCTGACGCCCGACGCATGCGTAAGCTATACCCTGAAACCGCGTACCGCATCATTCAAATCATCTCGTAAGGATAGGCCATGCAAACCTTTCAAGTAACCCTCACCATCGACACCCGTGCCGTAGTTCCTGAGCGCTTCCTGCAAGAAGCCCGTAAGGAAGCTCTGGCCGAGGACGCAACGCCGTTCCTGAAGCGTGTGCAAGAGCTGTACCCGGATGACGACGACCAGTTCATGCTGGCTGTTGTAAAGAACGCATTCCGTGGGCATGTCCGCACCTCCCTGCTGGACTTCATGCTGCGTTCTCAGGTAGGCGGCAGCGTTAGCCCTGTGAAGGTGTCCGACGAGATCATCATGCAACCGAAGGCACACGCCGAAGAAGCTGTAGCGGAAGGCGGCACTCAGCAGCTGCGTATCGGCTCTGACGACAGCGCTGTACTCGCATCGGTTCCGAACTCCGCTGAGCGATTGGCTAAGCTGACCGCTGAGATCGAGACCCACCTCGCTGAAGACGCTAAGGAATAACTTTGCCAATCCTCGCACTGATCTGGGCAGCCGCTGGTATGTACCGCGCCTTCCACACAACCAAACAACCCACTGTCTGCACGGAGCACACAGCATGAAATACTTGATCCTCGCGGTAGCCTTGGCTGTCTCAGCTGGCTGTGTGTACAGCCCTGTACAGATCGACGTGTACATCCCGACCACTGCAACCGCTACCGACAGCAACATCACTGTCGATGCGCATAAGGCGGTGACGAAGTGAGCAAAGTTAACCACTGCCAGATCCACTTGGCCGAGCCATTCCGCACTCAGGCCGCTGCTGCCACGTTCCCTAAGGCCGGCGTACCTGCCTACGATGTAGGCGCAGACAGCAACCGAGCTGAGTTCACCGGCCCGCACTTCCACGGAGTCGAGACAGTCGCAGTCAGCGAGGGCACTATCGACGTGGTCCTGCCTGACGAAACTGTTTATATGTACCCACTGCACACCGTGGCCCGCATCAAGGTGTACACCACCGAGGAGTAGGCCCTGTACTCGCACCTCAACTTTGAATTGGAATTGCGCCATTGAGCTAAGGTAAGCCCTAGGGCCACTCCACTCAGGATACGCTACACTCTCAACTGAATACCGGGATCATCTAGGCGCCTAATCCCACGCCACGCCACCTAATGCACCGGAGAATCACCATGTCTAAAGTACAACTCGAAGCCCAAATCAAAACCCTGCAAACCCGCATCGTGAACGACACCGAGAAGCTGAAGCAGGTTGAGCAGCAGCTGGAGCAGTATGACCTGCTGGAAGGCGTCACCGTCGGCACCACCATCGAGTTCAAGATCGGTCGTGCTGATACCCGCCGTGCAGTGCTCGGCGTCGTCAAGGCTGTTAAGGAAGAGCCAGAAGGCGTGAAGAAGTACAAGGTCGAGTACACCCCGACCGGCGAAGCCTTCGACAACACCTTCGTGGTGCTGATGCAGTACAACATCGACCGCGTTGTCAAGGACGAGCACGGCAACGATGTCGGCACTCAGCTGGAAGCACCTACCGCTGAGTAAGCGATAGCGTTAGTAAAAGGCCCTAGTGATTGGAGCAAACCATCCCCCGGCGGGATGAGAGGCTGATCCAGACCTAGGGCCTTTTGCTGCTCACTATCGAGCATCACCAAGTAAGGGTACACAATGAAGTCCTCAGCAAACGCAGCACTAGCATCCCTGAAGCACAAGTTCAACGCCAAGATCCTAGAAGTCGGCAAGCTGAAGAACGAAGTCAAGGCTTTGAAGTTTGGTGAAGCGTCCGGCAAGGGTACTGATGGTGCGAAGCTGCTGGCACAGCAGTCGCAGCAATTGAACTCGCAACTCCGTACAATCCGCGAGCTGCAAGTAGAGCTGAACGCTCAAGATGCAGTGCTGACCAAGACCGTGCGCCGTGCTAACAGCGCCGAGGCTCTGCTCCGTGACGCGAAGTCCTCCGTCGAGAACTGGAAGTCGTTGGCTGTCGTGCTGTGCATCGTCGGCGTTACTCTTGGCGGCTTGTCCCACTACGCTTACAGCCTGAACGTGGTAGCGTAAGGATCGTGCTATGGCTCGCCTTCCAGATGAAGAGTGGTTGCACCTAGCGAAGCGCCTATCAGTAGGCTCGCGCACTCGGGTGTACCACCGCAGGGAAGGCAGACCCAACCTTGTTATCGGGAACGAGTCCGGCAAGTGGTGGGCGTACTGCCAGTCCTGCAAGCAAGGTGGCGTGGTCGAGAAGGATCACGTCAAGATCACCGGGGGTAATGCCCCTGCATCAAGTACACACCTCGACTTACCCCGCGACAGCCTACCAATCCTAGACCTCGACGAGTTCTGCCGGGACGCTGTACTGCGGATGCTTGCCAGTAAAAACATGGATCAGATGTATCTGCCACCGATTCACTTCAGTGAGCAGAGGAAGCGCATGCTGATCGACACAGGCCAAGGATGGCTTGGGCGTGACACAACAGGGCGTAGCCCTCAGAAGTGGTTGACGTACGACGGGAGCCTATACCTTGGGAACCACCTACAAGATACACAGCCACCGCTTTCTATGGTGGACATGGGAGACGCGGGAACTACTGCACAGCAACCCGCCAAACGTACAGCGGTCGTCGTCGAAGATCCCTTCAGCTACTACAAAGTCCTGTGGGCGCTGCGAGAAACTCCGTGGGTATCTGTCTTCTGCGCCCTCGGCACAGTTATCAGGCCAGTGCTACGAATGCGGCTGCTCTCTGCCGGGCGGGTTGTATGCTTCTTCGACGGAGATCCAGCAGGCGAGACAGGCGCTAGACGAGAAGCTAAGGCCATGCGCGGCTTGGGAGCTTGCGCTATTGCAAGACCAGCACCAGACGGCTTTGACCCTAAAGACTTATCAATCGAAGACATCAGGAGTTTCATTCATGAAATGTAAGACACCGGGTTGCGGTACTGTCTGCGGTACTCTCAGTCAAGAGCGTGGTGGGTACTGCATACGGTGCCGTAAGTGCCGTGCCGCAACTCAAGCACCAACGCCGTCTCTCGACGCGGCACTTGCCAAGCCTCCTAGCATCCGTACACGGCACGACTGGGAGGCCGTGCGCGACCACCACAAGGGACTGATTGACGCTCAAACGTACTGCGCTGGGCCTATTGCAAGTGCAGACCTGTGCCAGTACAACGCCGCAGTGGACGCCTTGGCTAAGCTGCCAGTACTCATCGACCCGTTCGAACTCAAACGCCTACAAGAGCGCGACCTGCTGCTGTGCGCGATAGAGCATGAGGTCAGGCCCGCATGCCGTGACCACTACGCCAACGCCGGTGAGGTACTGCTGAAGTGGTTCCGTACCTCTAGCATCCTGCGTGGGCAACGTCTGTAATCAGAGGTACTGATGGAACTCAACATCTTGGCTGCACTCGCAGACCGAAAACGACTCAGAAATCTGAAGCCACTCGTACCTCAGGGAATGATTAACCCTAACACAGCAGTCATGCTGGCTTGGTACGACGCCTTCTTCGGGGCCTTCCCTGAAGCCACGCACATTGAGGTGGACCCGTTCATCTCGTTCATCAAGCTGCGCAGCAAGAAGGCAGACCCAGACCAGCTGGCCATCACCCTGCACCTTGCGGAGCAACTCCGTAAGCCAGTGGCCGACGACATCATCAAAGGCATCGTTAGCACACTGCACGAGCTGGACCTCTCTGGCCGTGCTGGGGCGCTGCTCACTAAGTACGACGAAGGCGACGACCTCGAACTCTCGTACGAGCTGCTGATGATGGCAATCAAAGCGCGCTCGGCAATCACTGATGGCTCCAAGCCTAAGTGGGAGTCAGGCTCAATCCTCGACAGCCTCATGGGCGACAGCGACGAAGGTGGTTTGCAATGGGACTGTTTCAACATCCTCCAGTCTGTTCTAAAGGGGCTCCAACCGGGCGACAACATCGGCTTGGCAGCACCTACCGACCAAGGGAAGACCTCCCTGTTGTGCTGGATCGTGTGCCACATGCAACGGCAGGCGGCGCGCTTCGCATCATCAAAGAACGAAGCGGTGGCTTGTATCTACCGGGGCCGTCCTGTATTGATGTTGATCAACGAGGGAACGGCTGCTCGCGTTCGGAACCGACTGTACGGTACGGCTGTCCAGCAAGAGCGTGACGTACTGCTAGAGTGGGCTCGCTCCGGGAAGCTGGAGAAGGAGTTCGCTAAGCAGATGGGCGGCTCCGATATGGTCCGCTGTGTGAACGTGCACGGTAAGAACATGGCTGAGGTTAGCCGCATCATCGAAGAGCACAACCCGCACCTAGTCGTGTCTGACATGACCGGGCGTATCAAGAGTACATCTAACAAGTCCGGTGGCGCTAATGACATCGGGCAACTGGAGGAAGTATGGGACGAGTTCAGGCAGTTAGCTGCAATCCACAACTTCGCACACATCGGCACGGTCCAAGTAAGCGCCGAGGGGTTCAACATGCTGTACCCTCCGATCTCTGCGTTGCAGAACTCGAAGACTGGTATCCAGACTACTTGGGACTTGGCCTTGATCATGGGAGCGCTTACCAACCCGGACGCGAGAGCGTACCGTGGGCTTAGCACCCCGAAGAACAAGCTAGCGAAGTCCGGGCAGAACGGCTTTCAACAATTCCAAGTCTGGTTCGATCCGGGCAAGAACGAGTGGAGCACAGGCTCTTAACCATGTGGACCTTCAACGCAGTCACACAAACGAGCACGTATCGCAGTGACTGCGGCGTGCAGTACACAGTCCTTTGGCCGTACTGCGGCTCTGGGATTCAACTTCAAGCGTGGGTGCCGGTAGGCCCCTTCTGGGAATTGCATTAATGGCACAGCAGTTAATGAAGGGAGAGACATGGAAGGATGCTCTCAAACTCGTACGGGGTAAGGCACGGTTCACGTACCCTATCTACGTAGAGGCCAAGGCCGACGAGATCCGCTGCCGTGTGCTGTACCACCACGGCCACCGCATAGACCTACCGAGCTTACCAACGGTGGAGTATCGCAGCTTCAGCGAGAAGCCTCTGTACAACATGCAGCACTTCGACATGTACTTCCTTGAGTTCTTCCGGCAATGGCCGGGGTGCACTGAGCTGGACATCGGGATTGAGGTGAACGGTAACTTCAACGACTCGTACCGCTGGACCCAATCCAGCTCGGGTATCCCTACCTGCAAGCTGGACAAGAAGACTGGCAAGATCAGCCCAGCCCTGCACGTGAGCATGGTGAAGGCTATCGTGTTCGACCTGCCTGAGTCGGAGCACATGTTCAACCAGCGGGTGCATTACATCGACGCGGCTCAGGAGTTGTTGGCTGAGTGCGGCATGACCAGTAGCCGCCCTGAGCGGCACCTTGCCATGAACGAAGCGCAGGTGCTGTTCATCTACAACACCTTCCGCGAGGCTGGGCATGAGGGCGCTATGGGCAAGACCCTAGACCACACGTACCAGCGCCGCCGAACCTTCGACTGGATGAAGATCAAACCTAGTGAGGATCACGATGGACGGGTCACGGGGTTCAGCGAAGCAATCTCTGAGGATGGCGTACCTCTGGGCCGGGTTGGCTCGATCAATGTGCTCTGCGCTGACGGCTCCACTGCCGCCCCATCGGGTATCCCGCATGCACTTGGCCGTGAGCTGTGGGAGAACCAAGCCCAGTACATCGGCCAATGGATCGAGTTCTACTGCATGGAGCGAGATCGCCAAGGCGGCTACCGCCACCCAATCTACCACCGCTTCCGCGAGGCTAAGCAATGACGTTCAGACTACACCCGCTGCATAGTGCAGACCGGCACGTTCAGGTGATGCTTGAGAAAGGCGTCATCGGATACCACAGCTGGCTTGAAGAGAAGCGCGCCACCGGGCGAACCACAGCTCAGGCACTGCGGGCCATCGCAGACGCCATTGATAAGCCATTCGTATCCGTGGATCTCGTGGACCACAGCGGCCTACGGGCTGGGCATGAGAACCTAGCGGCAACAGCGCGGGCGCTCATCCAAGACCTCGGCCTCTTGCACCTCACGTTAAACAGAGGCAAGCACCCACATGGCTCGGTGCAGGGCATAACCTTCGGAGCGTAAGCAATGCGACTGAATCAGCTAACCCGTGTCGAGGGTAGCGTCGGAGAGACGTTCACCTACGGCACTCAAGGCATGGTAGGCAACCGCTTCGGTGGTGCGCACAAGAACGGCATCGTAGGCCTGCACGAGTACGTGCGTGGTCAGTTGGTGTACAAGAAGGTTAAATGCAGCACGTACCGCAAGGCACAACGGAAGCTGCTCCAGTGGCTGAAGGGGTACAACGTTTGAAGCGACTACTACGCTACCGTTACACGGTCGGCTGGTCCCGCTGCACGTTCGCTGCACGTTCGCACCAAACCCGGAGAGCCAGCAGAGCGCCACCACGGCGTAGGTCTGCTGGTCAACTGGCGGTCCCTGTGGGTCGGCGCACACTACAGCGAGCATCACAGGCGCTGGTGCATCAACCCATTACCATGCATCACAATCTGGTGGACTAAGCCCGGAGGCTACTTACCGTGACGGATTACAAAACGCTTACCAAGATAGACATCCCGCACATCGAGTGCCCAGCCTTGAACGTGCTGGCTGTACTCGCAGCTGAATCATCGGTTAGCTTCGGGCTAGCCTTAGCTGGTGGGGCAGTTCGTAATGCTGCCTTAGGCTTGCCGGAGTCTGACCACGACATCATCGTATTCGACTTCGACGCTGGCACGTACCCTCAGTTAGTGGGTGAGATCATCCACGTACTGACGGCTGCTGGGTACAACCTCACGCAGATTGACGACGACGAAGAGTACGCCGACGCACGAGTGCAGGCCGTGGCTCAGTTCAGCCATGTTGTGTACCCAGAGCTGGATGTCCTCTTCCACCCGGACGACCGCAGCGTGCAAGAGGTACTGCGGAAGCACGACTACAACATCAACAACTACGTAGCTGTAGTTGACGACATCGCAGACAGCGAACGTCAGACAGCGTACTACGTGGGCACTGCACCTCAGGGTGTGCTGTACCGTCAGCCGTACCAAGAGAGCATCTGCTTTGACCGACAGGCCCACATCGTAGCCATTGCGGATAAGGTGGGTTGGTCTGTACCACCTCGCTTCCGCAACAGCGGGAGCAGCCACCCGGATCTGTTCAAGGGGTAATCATGAGCGAGCCAATCAAGCCGAACAAGATCATGTTCATCGACTTGGAGAACCAGAACAAACCGTACTACGGTGCGGTCGCTTCTCCACGCCACCCGGACAACTACGTCGTAATGGTGGGTCAAGCCATCGACGCTAAGCCGTTCGGCGGTGAGATCACTTCGGTGTACTACGAGTCGAAGGAAGAGGCCAAGGACTGGCTCAAGATCCCGGATGACGTGTGGCTGCTGGTAGCGCACAACGCCCCGTTCGAACTGGACTGGATGTTCAGCGAGACACGGGACGAGATCAACCGCTTTCTCAAGCGAGGCGGTCGGATCTTCTGTACAGCGTACGCCCACTACCTCCTGTCGAACCAGCAGGAGACGTACCCAGCCCTCGGCACCATTGCCCCTATGTACGGCGGTACTCCGAAGGTTGACGGGATCAAGATCCTGTGGGAGCAGGGCGTGCTCACTGCGGACATCGACCGGGCGCTCTTGACTGAGTACCTCGACGGCCCGAGCGGTGACATCGACAACACCCGCCGAGTCTTCTGGGGTCAGTACAAGAAGCTGGTCCAGCGTGGTATGTGGAATATGGCACTCACCCGGATGGAGGGGATGCTGTTCTGCGCAGACGCTTGCTACAACGGGCTGTACGTGAACAAGGATGTAGCGTACGCCCAGATGGCAATCGGTAACCACCGCCTGAACATCCTAGTGGACTCGTTCAAGGAGTGGCGTGACGGCTTCCCAGCTGACGCTGTGTTCAAGGAGACGAGTGCGTACCACATGTCTGCTTGGATCTATGGCGGGCCGCTGAAGTACCGTAGCCGCCTACCATACAGCTACGACGGCAGCCCTGAGCAGTACGTGAAGCAGGACTTCTACTACTTCGGTAAGACGAAGGCAGCAGAGGGTAAGCGGGTTCCTGTGACGGACTTCGCTGACGACGTTACGGGTGAGCGCTTCTGTGACTACGAGTTCGAGCACGGCCCATGCGCCCGCTTCACTGCTGGCAAGAACAAGGGCGAGCCTAAGGTGTTCCGCGAGGACACGCCAGAGGTTAAGCTGAAGTGGTTCGACCTCATCCACAACTGCCCCGGCATTGCCGACATGGGCCTACTACCTGACGCGCTCCAGAAGGAGTTCAACAATGAGTTCACCGGGAAGCGTAAGCTCGCTGACGGGTCGCTTGTGTACAGCACTGCGAAGGATCCTCTGGAGGTGCTTGCTAAGCGGAATGAGTTTCCCGATGACGTCCGAGCTGTGCTGGGGGCTCTTCTGGAGTTTGCCAAGCTCGACAAGGATCTCGGTACTTACTACCTACGGGAAGAGTGCGACGACGACGGCAACGTCATAAAGCAAGCGGGGATGCTCCAGTACCTGAACGAACTCAGCTTCGTGCACCACAACCTGAACATGACGAGCACCATCACTACTCGCCTGTCCTCGAACAAACCGAACTTCCAGAACCTCCCGCGTGGTGGTACATCTGACGTGAAGAAGATGTTCACGTCTCGGTTCGGTGAGAACGGGTATATAGTAGAAGCGGACTACTCAGCACTGGAAGTTGTGTCGCTGGCTGCGTTCTCGAAGGACAAGGCGCTCATCAAGGCTTTGATCGAAGGCATCGACATGCACTGCATGCGCCTGAGTGCGCAGCTGGATGAGCCGTACGAGGATGTGCTGAAGAAATGCAAAGACCAGAGCCACCCAGAGCACGAGCGGTACGACAGGATGCGGACGGACATAAAGCCGAAAGCGTTCTCGTACCAGTACGGTGCGACAGCGTTTGGTATTGCATTCAGCACAGGGTGCTCGGTAGAAGAGGCGCAGGCGTTCATCGACAACGAGAAGGCGCTGTTCCCTGACGTGGAGGCATGGTTTGAGGACTCGGTGTTCCCAACGGTTGAAGCATCAACGACGCGCCATCGGGAAGAGGTTGACGGTACATGGCGGGTTTACGGTGTCGGTACATGGGTTAGCCCAGCGGGTACGACCTTCGAGTTCCGGCAATGGCCTAAGACTGTTTGGTCTAAAGGCCAGAAGTCTACCATCATGCAGTACAAGCCAACTCAGATGCGCAACTACCCTATTCAGGGTGAGTCCGGGTTCTTCGTACAAGGCGTGTGCGGGTTGGTTTACCGCTACCTCTTGAGCAAGGACTTCTACGCTGACGACGCAGGCCCTCGGGTCTTCATCATCAACACCGTGCACGATGCCATCTACCTCGACTGCCACAAGGATGTACTGGACGAGGTGTGCCGAGAGGTCAAGCGCATCATGGAGAGCCTGCCTACGTACTTCGAGGAAACTCATGGGTACGATCTGGGCGTGCCGTTCCCGGCTGCGGTAGAGTTCGGTGTCAGTATGTACCACAAGGTGCACTGGCATGAAGGCGTTCTGGATGAACCAGAGACGCAAGCAACGCTGGCTAAGCACAGAGCTGAGCTGGCAGCAGTGGTTGAACAAGCCGCTGCATTGGACGCAGAGCCTCTCGCTCTAGCTGCCTGATACACTTCCATTAATTCGCAGGAGATACACCATGACTGAAGTAACTAAGCCTAAATTGACTCTGGCCCAACTGCGCGAAGCCGCTGCTCTGGCTAAAGAAACCGCCGTTGACATGACCGAGGAACAGAAAGGTGGTGGCGGTGGCCGCCTCCTGCCTGAAGGCTACACCATGGCCCGCTGCTCTGGTGTGATCGAGTTCGGTGTGCAGCCTCAGGAGTTCGAGGGCAAGCCTACAGCCGACGCCGAGGAAGTGCAGCTGGAGTTCGTGCTGTACGATGAAGGCTACTGCAACGAAGACGGCACCCCGTACGTGGTCCGCACTTGGCCGTTCAAGGTGAGTCGTACCGCGAAGTCCAACGCCTTCAAGTTGTTCAAGGCGCTGAACTGGCAGGGCCTGCACACCACTTGGGTTGACCTCATCGGTGAGCCTATCCTGCTGAAGATCAAGCAGACCGAGAACAAGACCACGAAGAAGAAGTCGTCGAGCATCGACACCACTGGCTTCCTGCCTCCGATCAACCCACGTACCAAGAAGCCCGAGGAATGCCCAGAGTTCGACGAGGACTTCCTGCGCTTCTTCCTGTGGGACCAGCCAAGCATGGAATGCTGGGACATGCTGGAGATCAAAGGCGAGAACGACGAGGGCAAGTCGAAGAACTTCATGCAAGAGAAGCTGCTCGGTGCTCGTAACTTCGCTGGCTCTGCCCTCGAAGAACTGCTGCTGGGTAACGGCGTCGAGTTCAAGATCCCTGAGCCTACTGCCAAAGCCAACGGCAGCAAGTCGGAAGCGGCTAAGGCTGCCTCCAGTGGTGCTGCACTGCCTGACGCAGCGAACGATGAAGAAGACGAACAGCGTGTCAAGGATGCTCCGTTCGAAGGCGGCACTGTAGTTGCTGATGCTGAGCAGGATGAAGACTTGGCTATGCCGGGTGCGATGTAACAATGGGTATTGATCTGAGTCGCTTCGGTGTGAAGCGCTCGCAGGTCAAGGACGAGTTCGAGGGTGCCGTCGCAGGGCGCACCCTCATTATGGATGGCGACGGCCCAGCATACCGGGCTGCCGCTACCAGTGCTCGACTCGACACTGCGATCAGGAAGTACCAGACGGCTATGCTGACGGAGATGTTCCTGACGCAGAGCCAGTACCTCACGGTGCACCTCACCAGCTCCGACTGCAAGAAGCACAACCGAGGGAGCATCCTCTCTGTTCAACCTTACCAAGGGAACCGGAGCGGGAAGGCTAAGCCCTCGCTCCTAGAGCCGCTGCGTCAAGCAATGGCCCAACCTATGCACTGGCTACCAGACTGGGACGTTCAGTTCCACCGCGACGTTGAGGCTGACGACGCGATGATTACTCAGTCGTACCAGCTGAAGGACGATGGTGTTATATGGAGCGACGACAAGGATTTGTGCTTGACCCCGTACTTGTACTGGGATCAGGAGCTTGGGATCGTCGAGCGGTTATCCAACCCAGTTGGTTATCTGGTAAAGAAATACACACCTGCGGGCGCATTAAAGATCTGGGGCAGGGGCGTCAAGTTCTTCTGGTGCCAGATGCTAATGGGCGACAGCGCGGACCACGTGAAGGGCATCAGAAAGTTGGATGGCCGTCTGTGTGGGAAGGACGGGGCGTACCAAGCGCTGGTGAACTTGGAGACGGAGGCCGAGCTGAGCAACTTCGTAGTGAGTGCTTACAAACGTATTGGCCAGAACGTGCTAGCAGAGGCATGGCTCCTGTGGTTGTTACGCCACCCGAAGGACTCAGCGTATCTATACCTCTTAGACTGTGGGCTGAACTCGGAGAATCTCTCCTACGTTCAGGCGTGTGCACGGTCGAAGTGGTTCCTGAAACACGGCGAAGTGCGTGAGCACTTCCGCCCAGAACATCTGGAGGTGGTGGTTTAATGGACAAGCTTGAACCGTTCTACGTACCGCATTGCGGTAGGGTGACTGCTGCCGAGATCAGGGCGGGCCAAGAGGGCCGTCCTATCCTACTGCGCAAGCTAGCACGAAGCACTATGCCAAGCTGGAAGGCACGGCAGGTTAAGCTACAGGGTGGGAACTGCCCACTCTGCGGCTTGCCTATCGACTTGAAGATCAAGGGCGAAGGAGCCATTGACCATGACCACGAGACTGGTGAGATTCGCGGCGTCCTGCATCGAAGCTGCAACGCGGCGGAGGGCAAAGTGGCGAACGCTGCTGGGCGGTGGGGCGCTAAGAGCATGGACTACGCTGTACTGGTTCCTTGGCTGGAGCGGCTTATCACTTACCTTAAGCAACCCGGTTGCGGCCTCGTGTACCACACCCACCTCACTGAAGACGAGCAGCGTCTGAAGCGTAACGCCAATGCCCGCAAGGCACGGGCGACTCGCAAGGCTAGCTCTGTAGTGAGGAAGCCGAGGGCTACTGCATGAGGACATGGAACTACAAGGGCAGCCAGAACGGCTACCAGACACGCATCCAGCGGGGCCACTCTGGGCTCCTGCACATCTACCAGACTAAGGATGGTGGTGACAGGATGTGCGATACACAGGATGTGCATGTGCTCGTGTTCAAGGAAGACGAGTTGCGTAAGATACTGTCTAGTAAGAAGCGATTCCCTAGGCAGTCCAAGAAGTCGAAACGAGGTAAGTAATGCGCGCTCCACTAATGAACTTGTTCACCCCTAAGCAACACGGCACCATCCTCCGCACTAAGTGCAACGTCAAAGCCGCAGCACACTACAACGACATCCTCCCCGCCTCATCCGGCCCCGGTACCAAGGTCACTCGACAGAATGTCAAGTACTGGCGCCTCATCTACACGGACTACGCTGGCAGCAAGTCCAAAGCTAACGCCTCCCTGAGAGAAGAACGAAAGCTGATCCCGGCTGCGCCTCTTGGCGTAGGGGGTTTGTTCGAGCCGAATCGGATCTACCAGAGCATTGTAGTGATGCCTGACCTGCACGCCCCGTACCACCACAAGGATGCTCTAGCGTTCATGACTGCGGTGAAGAAGGCGTTCAAACCTGATCTGGTGATTAACCTCGGCGACGAGGCAGACAAGCACGCAATGAGCTTCCACGACAGCGACCCTAACCTGATGTCAGCAGGTGACGAACTAGAAGCCACCCGCAAGGTGCTGCTGCGGTTCGCTGAGCTGTTCCCTGAGCTGTTCCTGTGCGACTCCAACCACGGCAGTATGCACTTCCGCAAGGCCAAGCACCACGGTATTCCGGTGCAGTACCTGAAGTCTTACCGTGATGTACTGTTCCCACTGGGCGGCGGTGAAGGCTGGCACTGGGCTGAGAACTGGCGCGTTAACACCCCGTTGGGTGAGGTCATGTTCAAGCACCAACCATCTGGCCCTATCCTCGGGGATGCGGCACATAACCAGTGCAACCTCATGGTCGGCCACCATCACGGCAACTTCAGCGTGGAGTACACGGCTGGCTCTAAGCACATCTATTGGGGTGCGTACTCTGGATGCTTGATCGACAAAGACGCTATGGCCTTCGCGTATGGCAAGCACTCACTACGCAAGCCAGTCATTGGCTGTACGGTGATTCTGGATGGGCGTCCGATGTTGGTGCCTATGATCCTGAAGACGGATGGCCGCTGGATCGGTCGCCTTTAACTGAACTACTGGAGCAGTACCTTGAGCAAATTGATCGAAGTGTTTTACACCGCAGGCCCTAACGTCCCGCACCTTACCGAACCACGGTACATAGCCGAGGCCGGTGGTGCTGTGTTCATAGACCCTAACGGCGAGCGTCCGGCGTGGACCCCGCACCACTTGCCTGTACCCGGTAAGCCGGGGCACTACAGCACCTCCCCACGCGGTGCGTCGATACTGGCTGTGCGGTGCGCAGTAGAGGAACCTACCCCTACCTCTGCCTTGGATGTGCAAGTGGGCGGCAACCACTACAAAGGCATGAAGATCCAACCAGTGGAGTTCATCGTAGAGAACGCCATCCCGTACCGGGAGGCCAACGTTATCAAGTACGTATGCCGCCACCGAGCTAAGAACGGGTTGCAGGATCTCAAGAAGGC